TCAAAGCTTGTCGACCATAACAGGAGTCAGAAAAAGGACAAGCTCAGTGCTATTCGAAACCGTGGATGTACTTGTGAAAAGCCATTTTAGGCCGGGGATGCTGCCAAAAAAAGGAACGCTTTTTGTGACAGTGGTATCAACGTTTGAATAAACGCCGCCCAGGGCAACGGTCTGTCCAAAACCAGAGAAAACCCGGGAGGTCAAAGACGTTGTGTTAATTGGTGGAACACCATTCATTGCATTGGAATAGTCGGGCTCATCTTTAGAAAGAATTACATCAAGCAAAACGCCTTTCTCATTTACAAAAGGTGTGACATCTAAGGACAAAGCCGCCTCTTTAAAAGAAATTGATGTTGCACCCTCCCCCGCAGATTGCTGGTAAGGAACCTGTGACCCCTTAATGATCTTGGCCTGATGACGATCAGAGGTATAGACGCGGGGCCGCGAAATAACCCTTCCTTTTCCACGCTGCTCCATGGCATCGAGCGCGGCATCAAGGTTGACTGCCTTTGAGACTATGCCCAAACCAGCAGCTGCAGAAGCTGGAAGGCCGAGAGGAACAGAGCCAGCGAGAGTTATAGCACCGCTGCCAGCAGATCCGGCCCAGTTGACTCCGAGAGATTTGGAATACGAGCGATCGACCTCAACAATACGCGCCTCGATCATGACCTGCTTGCGAGAATAATCAACAGCAGCCAGGTAAGCGCGAAATTCAGAGAGACGAGGGTCAGCCATTCTGGCGACAATAACAGATGAGCCATCTTCAAAATTAAGGCTCTCACCTTGATCCAGGGGAAACGCCTTAATAGCCTCAGACGACAAGATGTTATGAACTTTAAAGATAGTTACTTTAAACGAAGATTTAACAATAGATTGAGCCAAGTCAGATTGAATAAATGATCCATACGCCTGAGAGGTATGCTCGCTTTGGCGATCCAAAGAACTAACACGAAGGAAATTCCCTTCAACAGTATAAAGAAGGCCTTTAGAAGAACTGACGTACTCAATAGCCTCTTCCCAGGTAACATTCTTCATTCGCATTGAGAGCGAGCCAGGAATGGTTTCATTCATTACAAGGTTCAAGCCGCGATAATCAGCAAGAAGTTGCAAGGCCGAAGAAACCTGTATGGTCTGAAAATCAAAGTTTAACGTTTGAGTGCTGTCATCAGCATGAGCGATAGAGAAAAAGACAGAAAGAAAGAAAACAGCAAATAGGCGATTCAAGTTATTAAAGGCATGCATAGAGTAATTCCAAATAGTTGGTGAATTGATTAGGCGCGTCGTTCTCGCTACGCTAAACGCCGCTCCCAATCAACCCACCTACAATCGGGATAGGTTTTTTGAGCGACCAATTAGTAATCTTGAAACCGTCTACTATGCAGAACGCCTCAGTGCGATCAGGAAAATAGCGACAGTGAGTGAAAGATATATATCTGCTATTACCATTATTATCAGAGATTAGGGCCAAAGCTTCTGAAACAAAATTGGAAGAAGGATCTGGCTTAGCAGGATGAATGAACCCAACCAGACGCCAAGTAGTAGAAATAGGAGGCTCAGGGGCCTTCACAGGGGCAATAGAAACAGAGGAAGTAGATGAATCATGCTTAACAGCTGGATTACTGCTAGCAAAAAACCGTTTAACACCAAAAATGCCTAGCGAAATGCATACAACAAAGAAAATGATAAGCGACCAAAGGCCAAAAGAACGAAAAATACTAGCCCTGCCATCTGCAGCTGACTCATCACCAACAGAGCCAGAAACTGACTGAGTAGCAGACTTATAAAATGAGTAGACATCTCTTTTAAAGGTTCCTGCAGTAGTCCTGACCAACTTGGTTTTTGAAGGAGAGTCTCCAGTGACGGCACCAGTATAGATATCAACCTTAAATGTTTTCTTGCTAAGCTTTCTAATTCTGTAAGTTGTCTCGATTAATACGCGAACCCAAGAAGATATTTGGGCAAGGTCCTGGGTGACAAGAACAACACGCATTGAGTTGTTTTTATCATCAACACGGTGACGATGCTCTGCCAAGAGTTTCTGATCAATCTTGTTTGCATGATTTGAGTTCTGCCCTGACGGCCATCGTCTCCAACACTCGTCTATTATCGCTACAGAGCCTGGTGGAATAATTGAGGAAAGGTCGTCGAGTTCATACCAGTCAGAGGGCAGCTGCGTAACTTTACCACCATAAGTAGAAAGAAGATCATCAATAGAGAGCGGGATGTTAGTAACAACATGCCTGTCTTGCTTCAAAGAAGGGATGACAACATGCTCAACGACACCATAACTTTTGCCATGCCCGGGCTTGCCAACGTAAGCATGAATAGCCATATATCACCCGACGATAGGAAGGCGGCGAATAAGGAATCGAATCAGATAACCGCTAAGAACAAAAGTGATACCTAGAGGGATCTGAAAAACATTCATGAAATACCAAACAGAAGCAGGAATAGCAGAGAACAAGGATGAAGCTTGAGTAACCGTGCTGGCAATTGGAAGAGTATCTAAGAGGCCAATGAAAGCTGACCAAATCCAATCAAGGATATTGAGGAACATATCAATGAAAAATTGGGCAATATCGCTTATTACATCACGCAGCCAAAAAGCAAAATCACTAAGCATATCTATCACCTATGCAGAAAGAATTATAAGTACAGCCAGGAGAGCCCATGCAGCCATAAACACGAAAGACAACGTAGGAGCTATTGACTGAAAAATAACGCAGTGAGAATCAAAGGTTATATTTGTACCCAATATGTCAATAGTGGCGACAGGACAAGCCGCTGATGGATCACCAATGTTTTGAAACGCAGTGCTAATAGTTGTATACGTATTAGATTGCTGAAGAGTTGAATAAAAACCTAAATACTGTCCAGAAATACGAGCTTTTCGCTGCCCTTCGCGGGGGTCAAGGTCAGGTTTTCCGGGTGTTGAGAAGCCTTCGCCAGAGCCCGAGCCAGAGCCGTCACCACTACCCTCCCCCGTGCCATCACCACCACTACCATTGCCACCACCACCACCAGGAACGTCACATGTGTTTCCAGGAACTGTCTTATCGCAAGGTTCATCACCACCTGAGCCAGAACCGTTAAGACTGGAGCCAGTTTCATACGGGACAGAATTATTTAAATCGCAGCTTGTGCCGTCAGCATTTTCATCAGTAACAAGAGTGAAAGCGTAATTACAAAAACCAGTTTGAGCATCTGTGGCAAGAACAAAGCAATCCTTAGTATTGGCAGTCTCAGGCTTTTCATACAGGCAGTTGTTAGAACAAACAGAAACGGGAGACGTACCTACCACATAGTTATTTCCATCACTGCGAACTACAGCAGTGTAAGGGCCACGACTAACAATGGCAGAGGGAGCAGACGAGCAAGCATTGGGAACATGCGGGAGATCAGCCTGGCCTTTTCTATAAATAGGTGTTGGATGTCTTTTTATAGAGACCTGATCCCATTTATCTGTACGGTTGTAAAAACAAAAGCCAGTTCCGCTAATAGTAGCGTCACCATCTGTTGCAGTAGCCCAATGACTGAACGTAAGGTTTTTGTAGCCAAGATCGGTGTAAGTAGAAAGGAGTAGTGAACAAGCTGAATCAGGCGAAGAGTACTGCACACTACCGTCTGAAATAGTGTAATAGTAAGCAGCTGATACATGCGAACTGAGAAGCAAGGAAAACAAAGTAAAAAGTATGGCTCTCATATCACCACCCCGTAAAGGTAGCAAAAGAGCAACCACAACCAATACAAAACATAGCAAAGTAATAAAGCTGATCCATGTAGAGAGCCTCAGTACGAGTAATTAAATTCCAAAAAAAAGGGCGCCCGAAGACGCCCAGGACAACAGTGTCGGGAGGCTTAGCCGCGCAAGAAGCCCAGGACGATCTTGGCACCCTTGATACCGGCGTAAACAGCAGCGAGGATGCCAGCGACAGCGAGAACACCGACAGAGATCGTGCTGAAGTCGATAGAGGAAGTGAGCCCAGTATAATCCCAGCCGCCAGTTGCATCAGCTGCAAAAACGGAAGGGGCAGAAGCAGCTACAAAACCAGCGAAACCAACGGTAGCAACAGTTTTTTTGAACATTGATAAATCCTCAGGATTGTTTGATGAAGTTTAAAAACGCACGAATACCCATAGAACCGACCATAAAGAAAGCTACCAGGGTAAATCCGGCCCCAAATGCCTGAGCCAAAATTGTTGGATCAAGCTGAGATGGATCAAAAGGAGGTTTATAAGGAACAACCTCCCAAGTTGAAGAGCAAACCGGCACGCCACTATCAGTTGAAATTTCAGATGAACAGTAAAGAATGCCGGTCATGGAGTTAACAGCCATTAAGCCTTGGGCAGAGTAACTTCGAGATTTTGAGGCTTACCATCACCAGAAAGGTAGAAATCAAAACCGGCATTGCCAGCTTTCGAAGCCCAGGCAGCTACGAAGACAGGAACAGCCACAGCCTTACCTTTGCACTGGTTCCAGACGTTATTAAGCCCCTGCTCCATATTCTTCTTGGAGAGTTTGACCTTGAGCGTTTTCACTTCTGGCAGGCCGTACTGATTAACGTCCTGAACTTCAAGCAAAATAAGGTTCTCAGTGAACGTGTTCTGGCCAACGGTACGATTGTCAGTGTGAAAGCCGTGGCACAGGCCAGTCAGAGTAAGCATGGTTTACCTCACAGGATCATAATTTGGGCGACTGCCCGGTTCTAGAAATGGCCAGCTAAAGGAAGCGGCGTTAAACTGCGATATGGACAATGCATTAGGCGGCCTCGACGGATGGTTCGATGTACCAGCCAGGACGCTGTGCATTGAAATCGACCTGCACAAACCGAAGAATCGGTACGACGTTATTTTGCTGGTCCGACACTTTGAGTTTCTGTAAAGCGGCCTTTGAAATTCCACATTCACAGATGTCTCTAATGTGGTTGTAAAAACTGGCCCGATTCATCGACGCCTGGGTTTCTTCCCAGCCGTAATCTTTCAAGCTACGGTACGTACGAAACAGGCTACGAGCGTAAGCGTCAGAGGTTTTACCAGGGACAAAGATCGGCGGAACCAGAACTCCAGCAACAATTTTTTCCTTGGTATGACGACCTTTGCCTTGTTTAGTGTGTTTTTCAAGAAGTGCGGCCAGCACTTTTTCATCGTTAATAATTCGCATCTGGATTCCCTCAAAGGCCGCAAAAAGGTCTTTAGTAACTTGCTCCCAACACCACTGAATAAAACAAATGCCCTGCTCTGACAGCGCTTGCTGATGACGAATCAGGTCATTAAGTAAATTTGAAATTCCGCGACGATTGAGCCATCGCTTGGCAACTGTTACTTCAAGACGAAGTAGATTTTCTGACCATGCTTGCAAGTGCGGGTTACTGAGAATTTTCACAGTCCTTGCAGCGGACAGATCGCCGCGACCAGCTTTCTTTGCCTCATCCAATTGCTTCATAAACTCTGGATGCTTGAGGTAAATCTTAAGCCGTCTTAGGCGAGAATCTTTGGCTCCGAAATAGGCCGTAGTTTCATAATCGTCTCCCCTACCCTTCATTTGGCCGTTGGAAACACCACGAATGGCCTGAATAGCCTGTCTTGCCGTGCGTTCATCAGGGAGCCTGCTGGAGTACGTACAGTCAATGTCGTAAACCTCGCAGCAGTCCACGGCGAGCATTTCAAAAAGCTTTGGATACGTGCCTGCAAGCCACTTGAGCATGGTCAACGCACCCTTCTCGATGCAGGTCGGACCAAAAACGTTGTGCCCTTGCAGCAGCTTTGCGGGAGAAGCTTTCAGCTCAACACCTGGCATCAGGCGTTTGCCCATGCTTTCGTGGAAAACTTTCATGGCCATCGGGGTGAAACCAGTCCCTAAAGACTCCCAAGGATGACGCAGGTAATCAGCGTGTTCCTTGCCCTCTTCATCCACGGTAATTTGAGCTGCAAGTGGAACGCCTAGCGACTTGATATCAACCAGGTGCACGGGATCAACTCGACCATCAACACCCAGTAAGGTGATGTGCTCAAGCTTGAACGGCACAAAGAGGTGAATTCTATCGAGCATTTGTATACACGCAACAAATCACAATTCAGGCAATCGTATGCGAGTGACAAGTAACGTGTCAATACGCAACTTGTATACATGCAACTGTTGAGCAAGAATCAGTGCTTACGTGATTGGCACCGGCATACAGGAAACGCGATGAGCACCGTCAGAATCGATCAGGAACGCTGGGAGCGGCTGGAGAAGAAGGAAGTAGAATTCACCCTGAAACGCAAGAAACTGACCAAAAAGTCAGAGATAATTAACATCTTGTTGGACAGGGTTTTGGACAAGGTAAAAATGAATGCCGATGGAGAAATCTACATCGAGCAGGATGATGGGAAGCCACCAGTAAAAGTCTAACCGTTAGACAAGAGTCCACCATTAGAGATAGTGGACCCTGCTGCGCAGGGAGAGCGAATTCCGCACCGCCACCTCCGCCTAAAAGGTCGCTAAAAAATCGGACCTACCGGGACCTGACCGGCGACAGCGCTGGCCGTCACGGGACCGTGTAGAGGCAGTAGCAGACGGGGAAAAAGGAAGCAGAGGAACAGGGCGCGAAGTGACGGAAAGGCGCTCAGACAAGCCTTGAACGCGACAGAGACCCCCGGTGATTTCAGGATCGCCGGGGGTTTTTTGTTAGGCGGAAAACCGGCCGGCCTTGCCGGGTATCGGCGCTGATGCTGATGAGCCTGGCTGATGATCTGCGAGGCGCCTAATGCCCTTCGGGCAGGTCAAGGTATGACCAAGATATTTTCGCGCGCGAGAAAATAAGTAACCTGATCGAACGCTAAAAGCCGGTTTTTTCGCGCGCGCGAAAATAATCAAAGGTCCAAGATTGAGCGGCAAGCGTCCTGCAGGACAGCCAATCGAACATCGAGGTCAGCCGATTCAGCATCGAGCTGCTGCAGCCTGGATCGCGCCTTGCGAAGCTCGGAAACGACCTTTGGATAGTCATCCAAAACGTAGCAGACAGCATCGAGCGGATCACGAGAAGGCGCATAAAGGGTGGCCATTTTGACCAGGTGCGTAGGCAGATCGAGGGGGCTTCGCATAATCGACGTTACATTAAACCAGCCGCGGGGCCAGGGCCAGTATCCGCAGCAGGCTCAACGTAACGTCAGTCCATTATGCGAACCGTCCTATACGGGACTGGGGGGCTCTGGCGGCCAGATTTGAAGCCAGTGCCCCGCAAAATTGCTGCTATGAAAATGACGATACATTCTCTGAACCAAAATCCCCGTCCCTGAGAATTGGCTCAAGAAAATTCTGATACTCCTGCCACGTACCGAAAACCTTAACGTCAGCTGATGGAGCATCTTGCTCCCCCATGAGCGTGAGCAGAAAAACACCGCCGCCGTCAGTCAAAATCTGCCGTGCTTTTGCACCGAAAGAATGACGATAAATTAGATAACTGAGGGACGCCAAGCCTAAAACAGAACCCTTTTGTGCAGCGGATGCTTTGAGCAACGGATCTTCAGGCACGTCTGACAAAAGCAACATTAACGCAGCCAAATGCTGACTATCATCATCAAAACCATCGGTGATTTGTTTACCCATTTTCAAAGCTTCAGCTGCACGAGCCTTAGGCATTTCGTTTTCGTGAGCAAGAGATCCGTAAGACGTCAGCAGAATGGTGCCAACTTTTGGAGGGTTTTTTGGATAGTGCCGGCTGATTTGCATTATGAGATTCCTAGGGTTTTGATGATCCATCAGAGAGTTGAGATTTTACCGAATCTGCACCAATGCTGGTCGGAAAAAGCTACCTGGTGAGAGTTCTTCATCACGGCCGGCGCTGGGAGTTCTTCATCACCAGGCGATGCCTGGGAGTTGTTCATCACACCGGCGCTGGGAGTTCTTCATCACCAGGTGCTGCTTGGGAGTTGTTCATCACACACTGAGGACGTTTTGTGAAAGACAGAAACTGGACAGAGTTGACGCAGGTTGAATGGCTGCTTGAAATGCAAATAGCTCGGTTTGCAGAGCTGATCAGTGCAGAGAGAAAACGGGAAATTCCCGACCAGGAAAAAATTGACACTTGGCTAAAAACCCAGGCAGGTGCAGACGATTTGCACAACCAGGTTAGTTTGATGAGCACAGAAAAAGTAGCTGAGCTGCTGGAGCATTTGAAGCTCAAGAAGGATGAAAATGGATTTTGAGCACCCTCTCACCTATCACGACGATAATAACCAAAAGTAATAACTATACTAAATATCTATTTAGTATAGTTATATGTGGAATTGACCTAGAAATGGTGCTCAAAGCTTGTCGACCATAACAGGAGTCAGAAAAAGGACAAGCTCAGTGCTATTCGAAACCGTGGATGTACTTGTGAAAAGCCATTTTAGGCCGGGGATGCTGCCAAAAAAAGGAACGCTTTTTGTGACAGTGGTATCAACGTTTGAATAAACGCCGCCCAGGGCAACGGTCTGTCCAAAACCAGAGAAAACCCGGGAGGTCAAAGACGTTGTGTTAATTGGTGGAACACCATTCATTGCATTGGAATAGTCGGGCTCATCTTTAGAAAGAATTACATCAAGCAAAACGCCTTTCTCATTTACAAAAGGTGTGACATCTAAGGACAAAGCCGCCTCTTTAAAAGAAATTGATGTTGCACCCTCCCCCGCAGATTGCTGGTAAGGAACCTGTGACCCCTTAATGATCTTGGCCTGATGACGATCAGAGGTATAGACGCGGGGCCGCGAAATAACCCTTCCTTTTCCACGCTGCTCCATGGCATCGAGCGCGGCATCAAGGTTGACTGCCTTTGAGACTATGCCCAAACCAGCAGCTGCAGAAGCTGGAAGGCCGAGAGGAACAGAGCCAGCGAGAGTTATAGCACCGCTGCCAGCAGATCCGGCCCAGTTGACTCCGAGAGATTTGGAATACGAGCGATCGACCTCAACAATACGCGCCTCGATCATGACCTGCTTGCGAGAATAATCAACAGCAGCCAGGTAAGCGCGAAATTCAGAGAGACGAGGGTCAGCCATTCTGGCGACAATAACAGATGAGCCATCTTCAAAATTAAGGCTCTCACCTTGATCCAGGGGAAACGCCTTAATAGCCTCAGACGACAAGATGTTATGAACTTTAAAGATAGTTACTTTAAACGAAGATTTAACAATAGATTGAGCCAAGTCAGATTGAATAAATGATCCATACGCCTGAGAGGTATGCTCGCTTTGGCGATCCAAAGAACTAACACGAAGGAAATTCCCTTCAACAGTATAAAGAAGGCCTTTAGAAGAACTGACGTACTCAATAGCCTCTTCCCAGGTAACATTCTTCATTCGCATTGAGAGCGAGCCAGGAATGGTTTCATTCATTACAAGGTTCAAGCCGCGATAATCAGCAAGAAGTTGCAAGGCCGAAGAAACCTGTATGGTCTGAAAATCAAAGTTTAACGTTTGAGTGCTGTCATCAGCATGAGCGATAGAGAAAAAGACAGAAAGAAAGAAAACAGCAAATAGGCGATTCAAGTTATTAAAGGCATGCATAGAGTAATTCCAAATAGTTGGTGAATTGATTAGGCGCGTCGTTCTCGCTACGCTAAACGCCGCTCCCAATCAACCCACCTACAATCGGGATAGGTTTTTTGAGCGACCAATTAGTAATCTTGAAACCGTCTACTATGCAGAACGCCTCAGTGCGATCAGGAAAATAGCGACAGTGAGTGAAAGATATATATCTGCTATTACCATTATTATCAGAGATTAGGGCCAAAGCTTCTGAAACAAAATTGGAAGAAGGATCTGGCTTAGCAGGATGAATGAACCCAACCAGACGCCAAGTAGTAGAAATAGGAGGCTCAGGGGCCTTCACAGGGGCAATAGAAACAGAGGAAGTAGATGAATCATGCTTAACAGCTGGATTACTGCTAGCAAAAAACCGTTTAACACCAAAAATGCCTAGCGAAATGCATACAACAAAGAAAATGATAAGCGACCAAAGGCCAAAAGAACGAAAAATACTAGCCCTGCCATCTGCAGCTGACTCATCACCAACAGAGCCAGAAACTGACTGAGTAGCAGACTTATAAAATGAGTAGACATCTCTTTTAAAGGTTCCTGCAGTAGTCCTGACCAACTTGGTTTTTGAAGGAGAGTCTCCAGTGACGGCACCAGTATAGATATCAACCTTAAATGTTTTCTTGCTAAGCTTTCTAATTCTGTAAGTTGTCTCGATTAATACGCGAACCCAAGAAGATATTTGGGCAAGGTCCTGGGTGACAAGAACAACACGCATTGAGTTGTTTTTATCATCAACACGGTGACGATGCTCTGCCAAGAGTTTCTGATCAATCTTGTTTGCATGATTTGAGTTCTGCCCTGACGGCCATCGTCTCCAACACTCGTCTATTATCGCTACAGAGCCTGGTGGAATAATTGAGGAAAGGTCGTCGAGTTCATACCAGTCAGAGGGCAGCTGCGTAACTTTACCACCATAAGTAGAAAGAAGATCATCAATAGAGAGCGGGATGTTAGTAACAACATGCCTGTCTTGCTTCAAAGAAGGGATGACAACATGCTCAACGACACCATAACTTTTGCCATGCCCGGGCTTGCCAACGTAAGCATGAATAGCCATATATCACCCGACGATAGGAAGGCGGCGAATAAGGAATCGAATCAGATAACCGCTAAGAACAAAAGTGATACCTAGAGGGATCTGAAAAACATTCATGAAATACCAAACAGAAGCAGGAATAGCAGAGAACAAGGATGAAGCTTGAGTAACCGTGCTGGCAATTGGAAGAGTATCTAAGAGGCCAATGAAAGCTGACCAAATCCAATCAAGGATATTGAGGAACATATCAATGAAAAATTGGGCAATATCGCTTATTACATCACGCAGCCAAAAAGCAAAATCACTAAGCATATCTATCACCTATGCAGAAAGAATTATAAGTACAGCCAGGAGAGCCCATGCAGCCATAAACACGAAAGACAACGTAGGAGCTATTGACTGAAAAATAACGCAGTGAGAATCAAAGGTTATATTTGTACCCAATATGTCAATAGTGGCGACAGGACAAGCCGCTGATGGATCACCAATGTTTTGAAACGCAGTGCTAATAGTTGTATACGTATTAGATTGCTGAAGAGTTGAATAAAAACCTAAATACTGTCCAGAAATACGAGCTTTTCGCTGCCCTTCGCGGGGGTCAAGGTCAGGTTTTCCGGGTGTTGAGAAGCCTTCGCCAGAGCCCGAGCCAGAGCCGTCACCACTACCCTCCCCCGTGCCATCACCACCACTACCATTGCCACCACCACCACCAGGAACGTCACATGTGTTTCCAGGAACTGTCTTATCGCAAGGTTCATCACCACCTGAGCCAGAACCGTTAAGACTGGAGCCAGTTTCATACGGGACAGAATTATTTAAATCGCAGCTTGTGCCGTCAGCATTTTCATCAGTAACAAGAGTGAAAGCGTAATTACAAAAACCAGTTTGAGCATCTGTGGCAAGAACAAAGCAATCCTTAGTATTGGCAGTCTCAGGCTTTTCATACAGGCAGTTGTTAGAACAAACAGAAACGGGAGACGTACCTACCACATAGTTATTTCCATCACTGCGAACTACAGCAGTGTAAGGGCCACGACTAACAATGGCAGAGGGAGCAGACGAGCAAGCATTGGGAACATGCGGGAGATCAGCCTGGCCTTTTCTATAAATAGGTGTTGGATGTCTTTTTATAGAGACCTGATCCCATTTATCTGTACGGTTGTAAAAACAAAAGCCAGTTCCGCTAATAGTAGCGTCACCATCTGTTGCAGTAGCCCAATGACTGAACGTAAGGTTTTTGTAGCCAAGATCGGTGTAAGTAGAAAGGAGTAGTGAACAAGCTGAATCAGGCGAAGAGTACTGCACACTACCGTCTGAAATAGTGTAATAGTAAGCAGCTGATACATGCGAACTGAGAAGCAAGGAAAACAAAGTAAAAAGTATGGCTCTCATATCACCACCCCGTAAAGGTAGCAAAAGAGCAACCACAACCAATACAAAACATAGCAAAGTAATAAAGCTGATCCATGTAGAGAGCCTCAGTACGAGTAATTAAATTCCAAAAAAAAGGGCGCCCGAAGACGCCCAGGACAACAGTGTCGGGAGGCTTAGCCGCGCAAGAAGCCCAGGACGATCTTGGCACCCTTGATACCGGCGTAAACAGCAGCGAGGATGCCAGCGACAGCGAGAACACCGACAGAGATCGTGCTGAAGTCGATAGAGGAAGTGAGCCCAGTATAATCCCAGCCGCCAGTTGCATCAGCTGCAAAAACGGAAGGGGCAGAAGCAGCTACAAAACCAGCGAAACCAACGGTAGCAACAGTTTTTTTGAACATTGATAAATCCTCAGGATTGTTTGATGAAGTTTAAAAACGCACGAATACCCATAGAACCGACCATAAAGAAAGCTACCAGGGTAAATCCGGCCCCAAATGCCTGAGCCAAAATTGTTGGATCAAGCTGAGATGGATCAAAAGGAGGTTTATAAGGAACAACCTCCCAAGTTGAAGAGCAAACCGGCACGCCACTATCAGTTGAAATTTCAGATGAACAGTAAAGAATGCCGGTCATGGAGTTAACAGCCATTAAGCCTTGGGCAGAGTAACTTCGAGATTTTGAGGCTTACCATCACCAGAAAGGTAGAAATCAAAACCGGCATTGCCAGCTTTCGAAGCCCAGGCAGCTACGAAGACAGGAACAGCCACAGCCTTACCTTTGCACTGGTTCCAGACGTTATTAAGCCCCTGCTCCATATTCTTCTTGGAGAGTTTGACCTTGAGCGTTTTCACTTCTGGCAGGCCGTACTGATTAACGTCCTGAACTTCAAGCAAAATAAGGTTCTCAGTGAACGTGTTCTGGCCAACGGTACGATTGTCAGTGTGAAAGCCGTGGCACAGGCCAGTCAGAGTAAGCATGGTTTACCTCACAGGATCATAATTTGGGCGACTGCCCGGTTCTAGAAATGGCCAGCTAAAGGAAGCGGCGTTAAACTGCGATATGGACAATGCATTAGGCGGCCTCGACGGATGGTTCGATGTACCAGCCAGGACGCTGTGCATTGAAATCGACCTGCACAAACCGAAGAATCGGTACGACGTTATTTTGCTGGTCCGACACTTTGAGTTTCTGTAAAGCGGCCTTTGAAATTCCACATTCACAGATGTCTCTAATGTGGTTGTAAAAACTGGCCCGATTCATCGACGCCTGGGTTTCTTCCCAGCCGTAATCTTTCAAGCTACGGTACGTACGAAACAGGCTACGAGCGTAAGCGTCAGAGGTTTTACCAGGGACAAAGATCGGCGGAACCAGAACTCCAGCAACAATTTTTCCTTGGTATGACGACCTTTGCCTTGTTTAGTGTGTTTTTCAAGAAGTGCGGCCAGCACTTTTTCATCGTTAATAATTCGCATCTGGATTCCCTCAAAGGCCGCAAAAAGGTCTTTAGTAACTTGCTCCCAACACCACTGAATAAAACAAATGCCCTGCTCTGACAGCGCTTGCTGATGACGAATCAGGTCATTAAGTAAATTTGAAATTCCGCGACGATTGAGCCATCGCTTGGCAACTGTTACTTCAAGACGAAGTAGATTTTCTGACCATGCTTGCAAGTGCGGGTTACTGAGAATTTTCACAGTCCTTGCAGCGGACAGATCGCCGCGACCAGCTTTCTTTGCCTCATCCAATTGCTTCATAAACTCTGGATGCTTGAGGTAAATCTTAAGCCGTCTTAGGCGAGAATCTTTGGCTCCGAAATAGGCCGTAGTTTCATAATCGTCTCCCCTACCCTTCATTTGGCCGTTGGAAACACCACGAATGGCCTGAATAGCCTGTCTTGCCGTGCGTTCATCAGGGAGCCTGCTGGAGTACGTACAGTCAATGTCGTAAACCTCGCAGCAGTCCACGGCGAGCATTTCAAAAAGCTTTGGATACGTGCCTGCAAGCCACTTGAGCATGGTCAACGCACCCTTCTCGATGCAGGTCGGACCAAAAACGTTGTGCCCTTGCAGCAGCTTTGCGGGAGAAGCTTTCAGCTCAACACCTGGCATCAGGCGTTTGCCCATGCTTTCGTGGAAAACTTTCATGGCCATCGGGGTGAAACCAGTCCCTAAAGACTCCCAAGGATGACGCAGGTAATCAGCGTGTTCCTTGCCCTCTTCATCCACGGTAATTTGAGCTGCAAGTGGAACGCCTAGCGACTTGATATCAACCAGGTGCACGGGATCAACTCGACCATCAACACCCAGTAAGGTGATGTGCTCAAGCTTGAACGGCACAAAGAGGTGAATTCTATCGAGCATTTGTATACACGCAACAAATCACAATTCAGGCAATCGTATGCGAGTGACAAGTAACGTGTCAATACGCAACTTGTATACATGCAACTGTTGAGCAAGAATCAGTGCTTACGTGATTGGCACCGGCATACAGGAAACGCGATGAGCACCGTCAGAATCGATCAGGAACGCTGGGAGCGGCTGGAGAAGAAGGAAGTAGAATTCACCCTGAAACGCAAGAAACTGACCAAAAAGTCAGAGATAATTAACATCTTGTTGGACAGGGTTTTGGACAAGGTAAAAATGAATGCCGATGGAGAAATCTACATCGAGCAGGATGATGGGAAGCCACCAGTAAAAGTCTAACCGTTAGACAAGAGTCCACCATTAGAGATAGTGGACCCTGCTGCGCAGGGAGAGCGAATTCCGCACCGCCACCTCCGCCTAAAAGGTCGCTAAAAAATCGGACCTACCGGGACCTGACCGGCGACAGCGCTGGCCGTCACGGGACCGTGTAGAGGCAGTAGCAGACGGGGAAAAAGGAAGCAGAGGAACAGGGCGCGAAGTGACGGAAAGGCGCTCAGACAAGCCTTGAACGCGACAGAGACCCCCGGTGATTTCAGGATCGCCGGGGGTTTTTTGTTAGGCGGAAAACCGGCCGGCCTTGCCGGGTATCGGCGCTGATGCTGATGAGCCTGGCTGATGATCTGCGAGGCGCCTAATGCCCTTCGGGCAGGTCAAGGTATGACCAAGATATTTTCGCGCGCGAGAAAATAAGTAACCTGATCGAACGCTAAAAGCCGGTTTTTTCGCGCGCGCGAAAATAATCAAAGGTCCAAGATTGAGCGGCAAGCGTCCTGCAGGACAGCCAATCGAACATCGAGGTCAGCCGATTCAGCATCGAGCTGCTGCAGCCTGGATCGCGCCTTGCGAAGCTCGGAAACGACCTTTGGATAGTCATCCAAAACGTAGCAGACAGCATCGAGCGGATCACGAGAAGGCGCATAAAGGGTGGCCATTTTGACCAGGTGCGTAGGCAGATCGAGGGGGCTTCGCATAATCGACGTTACATTAAACCAGCCGCGGGGCCAGGGCCAGTATCCGCAGCAGGCTCAACGTAACGTCAGTCCATTATGCGTATGACGAGCATGTTCGTGAGTGTTGCGTTACACAGGAAATTACCTAGGCTCAACTGCAACGCGTCCTACCATAAGGAGCAACTTCAGCTGTTACGCTTATGCCCATTGTTCGTTTGAAAGACAATTCCGTGCCATCCGGACTCATTGGTTGGTTGCTGACCGATGACCGTGGACGACCGCGCTATTGGTCGACAGTCTGGTCTTCACTGGACGGTGCCAGCTTGGCGCCGTCCACACTACGAACCCAGCTGTCCGTCATCGAACAGCTGTACCAGTCTGCCAAACGGCTGTACCAGGCTGACTGCCTTGATCGCTTGATTGCGGAGCTCAAATTCGATGAGCTTGAAGCCTGTCTTGAGACGTTTTTCATCACGGCAAGGAATCATGGCGCCCAGACTGCGGCCAACTACCATCCCAACTGGCGTGTGGCCTACGTTTTCGTCAAAAGTTGTGTTCAACGCCTGGTGAAGAGTCATGCCGATCCCGACATGCTTTGGCGGCTGAGCATGCGTCTGGAGCGCCTGGAGAAGCTGTTTGACTCGCTGGGGATGGCGCCCGCACCGCCGGCTGAGATTGTCCGAGCCTTGCCAAGCCCGGTACTGGACGAGTTTTACCAGATCATTGATCCGTACTCGGCGCGTAATCCTTTTAGAAACAACACGTTACGCTGGCGTAACTACGTATTATGTCTACTCATGTTGCATCTTGGATTACGTCGCGGTGAAACCCTGGTGCTGCCGATGGATGCATTAAAAAGTGAAAAGCGCTTCACCCCAACTGTGGGAACCGTGAACTGGTTGAATGTCGGCGACAATCCGTATCAGCGAGATCCACGCCCGGAACAACCTAGCCTAAAAAACAACAATGCCGCCCGGCAGCTACCCGTACCGCCAGCGTTGGCCAGCCTGATCAGGACCTTTGTCGAAAGCTACCGACCCTCGACCCGACACAGTTACTTATTTTCCTCACTGGAAGGCAATCCACTATCATTACGCCAGGTCAATGGTATTTTTGTCACGATCACACGTGAGCTCACCGCCGAGGCACGCCAAACACTTCAGCAGTATCGCGGGGCCGGTTGTATTACACCGCACGACATGCGGCATACGTGTGCGACCATTAGGCTTCATCAATTTGTAGAAAATGGCGATGACCTCGAGATGGCAATCCAGAGACTGCGAGCTTTTTTTGGCTGGGCCCGCACCTCGGATATGCCACGACGGTACGCACGAGCTTTTTTTGAGGATCGCTTAGCCACCGTTTGGAATCATGCATTTGACGTCCATGTCAGCCATCTGCGCTCCTAA